CAACCCGTACTCGAAAGAACTATGGTTCTCGCAGCCGAATACGCTACGGCGTGTGGTCGAGATATGGTACTTGGTGAAGATATGGAATATGCCATGAAATATTGTGCCATGAACGAAGTTGGTAAGAAAATGGGAACACATTTTCCGGAAATATATGAAGAATCTTCCGATGAAGAAGACCAGGAAGAAGACATCAAGTTTGAAGATGAAGAAATTCCTTTTACACGATACACGGGACGTGAATATAAATTCGTTAAAATGAATATGGCGTACGATAATTGGGATGCATGGGAACCAAAAAATCCGTCAGAATCGATGTTAAAAAATGCTATAAATAGTAATGAACACATCGGATCCAACGGGGTATGTGACGACTTCTGAATATTTTAGATTACGTGATGATGATTCCGATTCCGATTCCGAATCTGATACAGAATCAGATTCGGAATCGGAATCGGGTATAAATTCTATAAATGTCGGTATGTTAAAGGGGTATTTGAAACCAAAAAATTATAAAAAAATTTTAATTGAAGAGGAACTACTCCCTGATTAAAATCTCAGGATAATATATATAAAATGTCTACTGCTGCTGAAACTGTTACGCTCGTCGCTCGTGAACTCGAGTCCCAATCCCTCAACGCCGTTGTTGCCGGATTCTCCTTCGCCGCCGCCCTCTCGTGGATGGACTTGGTCAGGTGGACTGTTAACCAGGTTGTTAAGGTCAACAAGAACGGTGGTATGAACTACACGCTCACGGCCTTGTTCACAACGCTCTTGTCCATCTTGGTCTACGTCGGTATCTCTCGTGTTTCTACGCGTGTCCAAAAGCCAACCCAACCAATCTTCGCGGTTACTCGATAAGTTTAGGCTTACGCATAACCAATAATAAAAATAAACCGGTTGCAACTACCATAAATATAGATATAAACGCATCCCATCTACGCGGATCCTCCATTTCGGGGATACTCATAGGTGGTGGAAGAGAAAAGTCTCGTTCCACCTTAGCAATATTCTCAAGTTTATCAGTAGAACACGTCACTGCGAGTTTAAGTATATGATTCGCATTTCTAAAATCATATGGTATTAATCGATTATTACTGCTGTAATAAAACTGAACACGTAAACTTGATATCGTTTTTTGTGATCCGGAATCAAAATTGTGTTCAACTGTATCGTCAACACCCGAAAAGTTAATTACATCCCCGCACAGAAGTATACGCCCTGTATAAAAGGGGGTTTCAGAAAATACAGTTTTGTTAAATTCGTCTGAACCACTACTCAATTTAACTATAATTGCATCAGCGCCCTGTAAATTAATACTCCCAGTTTCTAATGAACTCGAAGTTGATGATACATTTGAAGCAGGTAAACCTAAAACATCGTGTGGCGTGGTGTACCCATTTGTACCAGATGTATAACCATTCGTACCAGTATAAAACAAAAATGTAAAATCACTCGACCCTGTAAACGTTATAGCATTTGTATCTTTATCAAAAGTTGCACCTGTAATTATGGTACAGTTGGTATTAATCGCCGCGGCTAATTCTTCTCCGCTATAGTTTCCAATTGGTATAGTTACCGTTTGAGTACTACTACCGTTTGTCAAAACATCAAATTGATTGTTCCTGGAGTGTATGAGGTATTGACTATTATGAATACGTGCTGATATAAGTGAAATTTTAGTCACATCATAAATAGGGTTTTTTAAGTGGACAACATAATCACTTGGATTTGAATATAAAACTGGGTCTCGTTCACCACTGTCTATATCTAAGGTATGTACCTTCATTAAAATATAGGAGCATTATTTTAATGAGTGTATGTCTCAATTTTTAATTATTTAAGAAAGACTATGAACTAATGGGTTAGTTGAAAGCTGTCTTCTAGCTGTATCCAAGCTCATACTTGTAGCATTTGGATTTTCATGTCCCTTATATGCATTGAATTTATGGTAATCATTATTTTTATATTGTTGTGTCCAAGATCCATTCGCAGCGTTTACTCTACCATCAGTTCTCGATGTATCGGAACGAACACTTGTGACCATACCACCCTGGTTAAGTGCATCGGCTCGAACGTTCATTCGTCCTGGACCCGCAGCTCTATTTGGGTTACCACGAAGATCGGATGGTCTTAAACCATATTTTGTAAGTTCTTCATTCGTGTACATGGAATTACCTGTTCTATTTTCAGACATCTTAGACGCGGGGGCGTTCAAGTATCCACCCACAAAACTTGATATACCTGGAGCTGGCTGATTATTGTATTGATACTGTCCTATAGAACCATCAGCTTTGTTTCGTGTTGGTTCTTGAGCACGTGTAAGTGCAGAAACTGTACTCTTTGCACCTGCGAAATTTAATGTATCAGTTCTCGAACCCGTTTCAGATCTATTAGTTGTTTTCTTTGTACGTTCGTGTTCCGCTCTTGGTGTTCTACCAGTCATACCCTGTGCCCTACCCGCGACTGGAGGAAGACGACCATGTAAAAAGGTTGTTTTTTCAGGTCTATTGTGTCCAACTTCACCGACAATACCACGTTTACCTCCCTTGGTATCAAATGCTGGACCCGATCTACCAGGTAAAGTCGTTAAGCGATACGCACCAACATTCTCTGGATTAACACGGAACAATTGTTGATTACCCCCAAATGCTGGAACTTCTGGTCCAACGCCTAAACCTGGTCCGACGAGTTGTTTTTCAATTGGTGAAAGATTATTCATTCGGCCCGTATCATACATACGATTTCTCATGGATAAAATTTCAACCCCTGAAGATCTTTGTTGTGGTGCAATTTCAGCGAACGTTCCCATTTCCCGTTTTGAATTGTAAGATGTTTCTACTAGTGGTGATAAAGGACCCAGATACTCTGATTGTATAGAAACATCTCTATCCGAAAATTCCGAAACGATTTCGGGTTCTTCTATTGGGTTACCCTCTACTGCATATTTTTCGTCTGGTTGACTTAATTTTCTACCGGCATAAACTAAGCCGGCTATAGCCATTATAGATATAGGATCAGCCATTCTTATTTCTTAGCGAGATTTTTATTGAGGTATCTTTGCTGAAACAATCCATTTTGCATTTCAGCTCTGGTACTCATTGGTTCATATGATTGTGTTCTAAGTGGTAATTTACACTCAACGTTTTGGAGTGGGTGAAAGTTTCTTTCATAAGTCTTCGCTAAAACTTTATTGAAACGAGACGTACTTTGTGGTCTGAGTTCATCAGATGTATCAATAAATTGTGCTGGAGAACCTTTACCCGCCATATATGGTGATGTACCATATAACATAGTGTTTGGTCTACCTGACCCATAGTTAAGGGTACTGGGCTGAGGATATGCAAAAACTTCTTCGGTCGCACAAACAGTGGGAGCCGCGTGATCTTTAACCATTTTCATTCCTGGTTGGAGTTGATACGCCATTTATTATTACAAAAGATTTTGTTTATGGAAATCGAGTATCTACTACTTTATTATTAAATTGTTTAAAATTAAGCTCCTAATCCGGAGCCTCTGTGCATACCACTTCTCTTATCGCCGTTTGGATCGAGTCCCGCGAACGCCTCGAGTTGAACACCTCTTGCATCTGGATTACACAATCGTGGGTCTTGGCGACACGTATTACCTCTTTTACCGTGGATAAATTCATAATATGGTGTACCACCGATGGAAGTATCTGGCATACTTACAAATTGTCTAGATAATGCGTTTCTCTGAGATTCTGGTGTGGAAGAACGCGAACGGGCTGGTCCATATTTAATATCACCTGTAAGTAAATTGTTTACCGGTGTTTTTACGGTTGGGTAATGACACGATTGAGGTCTGTCTGGTCTATCTGTATAATCCGTCATGAGAACGTTTCCCATGGGATTATCCTTTGTTGGCATAGAACACGCTTTACCTTCATTATTGTAAACGTTTGTTGGTCTTATAACGCCCTCCTTCACCATATTAGATTTTTCCATTATATAAAGAACGCCGAGTGCGGTTGCACCCAAAACGAATATACGTGGATCACGTCTTATGATATAAATTATACATGTCGCATAAATAATAAAACGAGCTGATGCGTTAACACGGTCTGCTGAAGATTGTGTCTTTGACGGCCAAAATTCATGAACTTTTTCTACTCGAACCAATTGTTTTGGATCTTCAAACCAAGATGTCATTTATATATAGTGAGTTTATTTTTTCATCATACCACCCAACATACCCTGCATGGTTTTCATCAACGCAGCTTCGTCAAGTTCACTTCCATCTTCACCCATTTTATCTGCACACTGTTTTGCAACTGTCTCAATCATGGAAAGTGTGTCTTCTGGGATAGAACTGATGGTTGTACCGAGCATGTAGAGCGTCTGAACATATTGCCAAATTGCACCTTTTGTGTTCTCGGAAGCAGTTCCCCAATGTTTTTCGAGGTTTACACCTTTCATGAAATCTAAATTTTTAGATTCTTCAATAAAAAATGATTCGTCTTTGGACGAAATCTTATCGGCATACGGAGTAACTCCCTGCATAAACCCGTCTACAACTAAACGTGGGTTAGAAGCTTTCATTAAATCGAAAGCCGATAAACACTTTTTTAAGCCTTTTTCTTCTGGAAATGTCTTGTGTAATTCCACAAGAAATTGACCCATCATATCATTGAATGCGGTCACGGAAGTCATATTATATTGTAAATATGTATATTATCTTTAAGTCATAAAATTAAAATGGTTCCGTTGATATGGTCTCTTTCTTACCTAGTCCGTTAGTAACAATAAAAAATACTAAAATTGCAGTGAGTGCAGCTGGTTTAGTGTACGCACTTACTGGAAGCTTACCTTCGTTGTTAATCTTTGCTTTAAAGTGTATGTATCCTGCGGTTATACAACCGGCGATTATTCCGGCCCACGCGGGGTCTCTTAAATAGTCTTCAAACTCCATTTAATAGTACCCAACTTTTTTTGCACGGGTTTCGGATGCGTCTGGAAATAAAACACCTTCTTCTTCTTCCTGCTGTGGTTGTGGTTGTGGCTTTGTTGCAATAGTTCGAAATTCGTTATCGAATGGTGAAGTTTGTTCTGGTTCCATTACCTGTTCCATTGGAGGTTCCATCGAGGGTTCCATCGAGGGTTCCATCGAGGGTTCCATTGAGGGTTCCATTAGAGGTTCCATCGAGGGTTCCATCGAGGGTTCCATCGAGGGTTCCATTGGAGGTTCCATCGAGGGTTCGTCGTCAAATGACTCTTCTTCATACCCATCAATAAGGTCGGGATCTTCGGAGTCACCAAATTCAGCTTCACCAACATCCAAATCCTGACCCTCTTGTGTTTGAGACATATACGTTTGTAAAATCTGTTGTACGGGTATGAGTTCTTTTACGGATGTTTCTACACATATACAAAAACGTTCGTATAATTTATCGTTTCTCGCGTGTTCGTTTTGCGTTTCATGATAAATATATGGGTCTCTGTATAAATCTTTGGCTGCGTTGTTATAACACGTTTGAATGAAAACTTCGTTCGTTGGAAGTTTCAATGAAATTTTTTTATTACCTTTATTCAATCGAACCGCGGATAAAATTTTAACACAACTTACAAAAAC